ATACCTGTATCTATATCTCCTGTTGTATCATTGAATTCTATATTTAATATAAAAGATGTATCACTAACAGATATAGCATGGTTATCTGTGTTTTCTTCTACCTCATAATAACCTACTTCAGTTTCTTCTGCTAATTGATCAAATGGGGAAAGTTCGTCTTCTTCTTGAGATTGTTCTTCTTGAGATTGTTCTTCTTGAGATTGTTCTTCTTGAACTGGTGGTGGAGTATCTACAGGTTCATCTTGTATTGTTTCAATTTGTTCTTCTTCTTCGGGTAATTCAGGTTCAGTAACGGTATTTAAAGTAGGATCTGTTAATTTTTGTTCTATTGTTTGTGGTTGTTCTAAATTAGCTCCAAATGATTTTTGATTTAAAGAAGCAGGAATAAAACCAGCTATTTGTTGATTAGACGTTAAATAAATGCTTGATGCATCACCATCTATATTTTCTATTGTATGTACCCATCCTTTTTCATCTAAATCTTCTGATTGGCCATTTCTAATAATAGTGATAGGATCACCTGTTTGGCCGCCTTCACTCCATCTGTTTTTATTTTCGTCAGGTATAGTATCTCCTAAGGTAGTAGAGCCAAATCTAATAGAATTACCAAATCTTCCTTCAATAATCATATCACCTTCATAAGGTAATAAGGGTTTTATATTTAGTTGTTCGCTAAAATATTTTCCTAAAGTTATATCTGTACCCCCATCATCTACTTTTCTAACTACACCATTTTCTGTTTGTTGATAATCATTAGATGTGTTTTCTTCTCCTAATCCCTTTAAAGAAGGAAGAGCATTATGGTGTGGATGGTTCCATATATTTACTTGGGGTAAATAATAAGTTGATAAAAAGTTGCCACTATAGATATTTTTATCTTTAGTAGATAAAATTAAAACTATTTCATTAATTAAAGGGTAATATTTTAAGTGTGTAAATAAAGGTTTAGCTATGTTAGCGGTTTCTGAATTTTCTAAAGGGGTATTATCATCTAATTTTGTATAAAAAATAGTCCCAATAGAATCATAACCACCTAGTTCAATTGCTTTAGGGTGGTTTAAATCTAATATAATATCAAGTACTCTAACAGCTATTAATTTTCTGTCACTAGATACTGATATTTTTTGGTTGCTTTTATTTGACTTAACTATCGCCATCTTGTTCAGGTGCTTCTATTTGTTTAGGTTCTGATTCAACAGTTTTTGCTATTTCTTCAGTTAATTCTTGAAGCTGAGCCATTTCATCTTCTGTTAATAATCCACCATCACCTGAATTTGCTGTTCCTGTAGATAAGCGTTGTACAATGGCTGCCATTTTAATTAATGCATCATCATTTTTAACGCTAATTTCCATATATTCTTTTATTAATGGAACTACAACAGTAGCGTCACCTAAAGATTGTACTAATGGTTTTAACTCAGCAATTAAAGAAGCTAGTTGTTTGGCTTTTTTCTTTTGATTACCATGAATATCTTTCAATAAATCAGAAAAAGAAACATCATCAAATAATATTTGGTTTAATGGATCCATACTATTTTATTATAAATATGGGAAAATTTAAACTTTTACATATCCTGTTTCGGCATATTCAGTATAAAGTCTTTTATATAATTTTTTAAGTACTTTTGTTACTTTAGTGATTACAGGAGTTTCTACACCAGTCATCTCTCTTATATAAATGTAAAGTGCTTTTTTATTAAATATTTCTAAGTTTTCTCTTCGCTTAAATAATATATTTACAGCATCACATACTTTCCTATCATGGTCTTTTTTAAATAAAGTGAACATATGTTTATCGACATATTCAGTATAATAATCTATAAAGTCTTTTATATCTTTTTTACGATCATCTCTACCTAACTGGCGTAATACACCTTCGTCTTCATCGGCTGCTGTAGGGTCTACTTTGGCTTTTTTCTTTTTGTAATTATTATTATTGTATAATATAAGATAATTTTTACCTACAATTGAAAAATATGAAAATGCTTTAGATCCTTTTTCTGGTTTAAAATAATCCAATTTTTCTAAGAAGAAACAACAAACCTCATGTTTTAAATCTTCTAATGATTCAACTTCTGTATAATAAAATTTAAATGTATGTATTAGATTTTCAGCTAATTTATAAAACGCGTATGCTATACGAGTACGATATATTTCATCTCTTTCTGCTTGATTAGATGACGCTAAGTATTCTTTTATAGCAGTATCTACGTCTGAAGTAAAATATTGCTTTTTAGATGGTTTTCTACCTCGTCTTTTTTTAACAACTGGTTCGGGAGTAAGAGAACCGGTGGTAGCCGGTTCTTGTTTTTTTTCATTTGACATTTAAGGGACTATTTAAGGGTAAATTCGTTTAATGCATCTTGTATTTTTTGTACTTCTTTAAAAAACCAACCTATTTGGTCATCAGCATAAAATATACCTTTATCATCTATTTCTTGTAACCTTTTATCACAAGCGGTAATTGCTTCACTTTGTTTAGAAATAAAATCTTCTAAACGTTCGTTTTTTACAATTAAATTTCTAATAACAAAAAAAGAAGCTGTTATTACTACTGCTAATACTATACTAAGTGTAATCATTATTAATCTTTAAAGAATGAATCTATAACATCTAGTGTTGCTGATGCTAATTTTGGGTTGTTTTCTGCGTTTACTTTTTTAGCTGCTCTTAATGTTTTATCACCTTTACTAGCATTTTTAGGTTTGCTTGTTTTTGGTACCGCATTAGTAGCATTATTCCAAATTTCAAATTCAATTTGAGCGGCCATATGATCTGCTTGATGCATTAATATAGGTAAGTGAGATCTTAATTTTGTTTCTTTTTGACCTGACATAAAATAAAACTTATTAGATTCATCATATAAACCATCATGTATTTTAATTCCAATGTATTCATTTTGGGTTACTTTACAACCAATTTCTTGTAATAAAAATAAAGATCGTTCTGGTACTTTCATAGCAGGTATGTCAGTATTAAATTTATAAACCTGACCTAATTTATCTATGTGCCATTGTGAATCATTTGGTTGATAATACTCACCTTCTTGCTGACCCATTTTACCTAAATCATGGAATAAAGCAACGAAATGCATTTCTTCAACAGAGTATGTAGATACATCTCCACCCATATTTTTCCATGTTTTATATAATTCGTTTGCACAATCATATACACGTAAAACATGATCAACATAACCACCAGCAAATGCTGAATGGTGCCAATTTTTAGCTGCTGCTGGCATCATCATAAAACGTTCTTGGTATTTCTCAAAAAATGGGATTAATATATCTGCTCTTTCTTTAGATATATTTGTTTTAATTTCATTTAAATAACGCTCCCAATTTGATTGGATTTTTTCTGCTGATAACATAACCTATTATTTATTAAAGTGGACGTGTATTTTGAACTCCCCTAGCACCATAATTACCTGTGCGAGATATATTTATTATATTTCTAAGTTCTTCAAAACGCTCTTTTAATTCTCCTTCTAACATAAAGCGACTAGCAGCTGAGTTTTCACCTCTTTTAATCATTGTGTGTAAACGCGCTAATGATTGATCTAATCTATCTAAATGTTCATCTATTTGTCTTTCGTAAGCCATAATATTATTTTTTAGTTGTTTTAAACGTACGACCTTTTTTTATACCATCCAAATTATCTTTACGAGGTTTTGTTCGTTTGATTTTTTGTTTTTTTGGATAATAATCACCATCAGACCAACGGTCTAAATTTTTAATTTTCATTTGTGTATTGTTTATAAATTTGATTACACCATACCATATTTTCTTTTAATATTTTTTTACGGTCTGGTTTTAAACTAAGAAAATTAGTAGTCTCAATTAAAGCACCTATTGCTGTTAGGCGATTAATTTCACTTTCAGTACCTACATTTTCTACTAATTTTTTTAGGGAATTTACTTTTTCTAGGTACTGTTCTTTTTTAATTTCAGCTGCTGACTTTTGTTTTTCTAGCTGATTATCTTCTTCTATATCATTGAAAAATGACATAATATTGGTGTCAGGGCGGGGGATGCTCTTTAATGTATCGGACTTTTCCATCCGTTTTAACGCTTTATCTATGTTTTTGGGATCGTATTGATTCATAACCGGTTCGCTGTTTCGACCTAAAAACCCCTACAGTTGTAGGATATGGAAAATATTAATGTAATCCAAGTTTTTTTTAAGATATTTTTACAAATTGAGATGATAATTTTGTTGATGATGAAGCATATCGCATAACATCATTAAGTATTTCGTTAGCTTTATTTTCATTGTCTTCTAAACGCAATAAAAATTCTAAATTCATATAATTTGAAGTTTTCCAAGCTAATGGTTTTTCTTTATATAATTCTGCAAAGTCTTTTTCTGACATATTTTCTATAAATCTATCAACTAAATAATATAATTTATCATAAAAAATCTTGTCATTTGTTTTAAATGCATTTAATGTTTCTTTTTGTGCTGGTAATAAAGGTAATCCGTTTATTTTTAAAACATCATTAACACCTGTGTGACCACATTTACCACCTTGGGCTGCTTTGCCTTTTATTTCAGTAGACCAACCAGTTTCAACACTAAAATTTCTACATGTAATAGAACCACCTGTGTATAATATATCTAGAGTTGCAGATTTTAAAGTACTTTTATAACCTTCATATTCATAAACATTACCCGCGGGAATACCCGGGTCATTAAATATTTTAGCTTCTGCATCTGATTTTTTACCAATCATCTTTAATGAAACCCCTACTAAATCTCCATCTTCATAAAATTGAGATATTTGACCATTTAAAACTTCTAAGTTACCTGAATAATCGTAATTTTCGGCTTTATTAGTCATTAACCAAATATCAGCGGGGTTCCATTTATCATCCATTAATTTAAGTTCTTTTTCGGCTTTACCTACTTTCCAAGCATTATATATTCTTTCTACTTGTTCAGAACCTCTATGAAACTTATAACCTTTATTAGGAAATAAATTATATATCTTATTAACAGATTTAGCTGTTGAACTATACCATAATGGTTTTCTTTCTAAAAACTCTTCAATTTCATCAATGGATGCATCCACATCCACATATTTAGTAACCTTATCAAAATTTTCTTTAACTAAATCATCTTCAGTTATATTACCTTTTTTAATATAATAAGCAATAGCACAACCATAACAATGAGTAGATTCCATTATTCTGGTATCTACGGCACCACCACCAGCACCTGCGCCTGCTCCAAATTCAGCTGTTTTTTTAAATTGATTTAATTTTAATTGTTTACCTGATGTATCAGTGAATATTAATTTATTAAAATCTTTATCTTTTAATTTTTGAATTGAATCGGCTGATTGTTCTTTATCTATGACAATCATAGAACCATCTATTAATTCAAATTCTTCATTATTTTCGATTTTTTTAAGAAAAACTTCTGCGCGATTAGGTTCACGATCTTTTCTTAATTCACCGGGGTTTAAGGAAGCTTCAGACATTCTATTAATAATAGTATCTGAAGGTAAATCTAATTCTTTAAGTAACGATCTTAAAATAGAGATATCAGAAGGGTTACCCAGTGATGGGTACCCCTTTTCTGACCTATAAGACCATTCTAATAATAACTCGTCAAGAGTCATAAGTATATTACTTAATAATGTTAGCTAATTTTTTAAATCTTTCTTGAAGATGTGTAACTTCAGCAGATACTTCTTCTTCGAGATCTTCCTCTTTAGCTTCTTCGATTTCTTCTGTAGATTCTTCAACTGTTTCTTCTGCTAATTCAGCATCTTCTTCTTCAGCTTCTTCATCTTCAATTTCTTCAGCGTCATCTTCGCCTTCGAATTTATCTTTTAACATATCATAGATTTGACGAAGTACATCTTCTGAATCATCACCTGATTCTGCACCGTCAGCGTCAATGTCGCCTGCTTCCATGTCTACATCAACATCTACTTCTTCTTCGTTCATGTATGATTCAAGCTCTTCCTTGATCATATCTTGTAATTCTTTTAAATTCATTTTTTCTAGTTTTAGAATGGTTAATTATTTTTTAGGTTTTCTACCTCTTCGTTTTTTACCTTTAGCAGCTTTAACAACGTCTTTTGATTGTTTAACTATTTGCTTAGCAGACACTTTAACATCTTCTAATTCTTTTACGACTTCGTCGTATCTGGATTTTAACTCTTCGTCTATTGTTGTTTTAGCCCAAAGAGCATTCCATAAATTTTTTAAATAATCTTTCATAACTAATTGTTTTATTATTCTCCTCTTAATCCTGCTGTTAAACCTTCCATGTAAGCTATTTTAGCTATTTCATAGTATGATCTAATTGAATCAGATCCTTCTTTAAGTGAAATACCTTGTTCTTTAATTATATTTAAAAGCTCCATATGTACTTCTCTATCCATAGCAGTTTCAGCAACAGCGCGTCTGTCTTCTTTTTCTTTAAGTAATATGGCTTCTTTTTCTTTATCAATTTCACCTAAACGTGCATTTATATCTTTAATTTGTTGAGGAATATCTCCTACTTTTTTCTCGTATTTTTCTTTGTCGATTTTTTTATTTTTAAAATCTTGGATAAGTGGGAATATTTTGTCTTGTAGTTTTTTCTTTTGATCACGAAGTTTTTCTTCTTCTTTTTCTAAAGTTTTCATACCTTTAACTTTACCTTTGGCTCCTTTAGAAGCTTTTTTAGCTACTTCATCATCATCTATATCTTTAAATTCTTTTCCGCTTTTTTCAAAGTCTCTCATGCTTTTATGTTTTGCTTCTCTATCTTTTACACGAGTTGCATCATCAACCGAGCCAATTTCTGATAATATATTTTTAACTTCTGCTTTAATAGCTTCTTTTAATTCTACCATTTTATCGTCTTTAATTTCTTTATCTACTTCAACCATACCTTCACCTCTTTCAGACGTGTAAGATTCTAAATATTTTTTAAATGATTTTTCTTCAATTTTACTTCCTTGATCCATACCAGCATTAAATTGTTCTAACGCAGAATAATAAGCAGCATGTTCTTCTAAATTTTTAAGAACTTTTTCAGTTGCATCTTGTCTTTGTTCTGGTGTAGATTCTGCTAATCTAGGAACACCCATTTCTTCTAATTCAAAGTACATACCTTTTTTGAATTCGTATGGGTTTACTCTATCTAATCTAGATGGAGATTCTTCTTTTTTAGGTGAATACCCGTAAAATTTATCGTTTGCCATTGCTATATAAGTGTTATTCTGTGATAAATATAAAGCTATCCCAGAAACTGTTATTGTTTAACTATTTGTTTACTATATCGTTTATTTTCGTGTATAATTGATAAGTTATACAATCCATTTGGTAAATCAGATAAATCCAAACGTCTAGTTTCTGTTGAATTTATTAATAATCTTCCCATTAAATCATATAATTCTACTTTAATATCTAATCTAGTATCTATAGTTAATACGTTTCTTGTTGGGTTTGGATAAACGGCTATTCCTAAAGTAGCAACATCTGCTATATCTGTTGGCCAACCTAATTGACAGTAATCATACAT